TACACGATGTTGCCTGCCGAGATATCAAGTCCGAGTCGTTTGCCTGCGCCCATATTTAGCCTCGCACCGTTTGGGGTTTGCCTGTCTTCTGATACTCATCGAGATGCTGATTGAGCACTCGCCACTGGTTGTCTACCCAAGATACCATGACTTGTAGATGCCCGACATTCACCCGTGGCGTGACGTAGGTTTGGCTGACCGTATTGAGCTTGTGCCAGAACGCCACGTCCGCATCGACTCGCCCGTCGCCCCATGTGCCGTCAGGCGCAGGGACATGGTGCAGCCAAGGCTTCGACATCTTGCGCAGTACGCTCGTGCGCATGATCGTCAGGCCGAAGTGCGCTGATTTCACATGGAACAGATCGCCGCCAAGCTCGGCCTCGGTGATCGGGTCATGCTCGTTGCGAGCGATCAGCGGGATACCTTCGCCGCCTCGCTTGGCTTGCAATGCTGCGATCGCTCCCGCCTCTGGGTACAGATCCATCAGCGTCACCAGTCGCTCGATATCCTCGGGCGTGAATACCGTGTCATAGTCGATCGTCAGCACGTACTCCTTATCAAGTCCGGCTTCGAGCGCACGCTCCATCGCCTGATCGAAGTACGCTCCCGTCATGCACCGATAGCTCAGGCCCAACGCCACACAAGCCATCGTGGTGTTGTCTCGGTTGTATGTCCAGTTGAGTCGTGGCATCGTGCAAACGACCGTGACACGGCTGCCGAGCTCGGCGCTCTTCGCAGGCTTGTAGCCTTCGAGATTCAGCGAGCAGTTCATGCTTGCGCAGTCCGTGGTGCTCGATGCCCAACGCTGAAGCGCAAACAGGCCCGCCTTCTCCATCTGCCAGCGCAGACCAGCCTCGTCGAACAATGCGCCATGCACATCGTTCTCATCTTGCCTGCCGCCTAGCACGATCGACTGTACAGGAACATCGCCTGCGCCTTCGAGATACTTCTGAGCGCACCATCGGAAGTCCGGCACGGCGATGCGAATCCTTCCGCCGGGCTTGAGCACTCGAACCCAGTCGTTCAGGACTTCTTGCGTCTTGTTGTACGGGAAGTGCTCAAGCACATGAGATGCGTAGATCTCATCGACGCTTTCGTCCTTGTACGCAAGTGGGTACACCTCGCTCCCGAGCTTCCGATCAATCGGCGTGAAGCCTTCAAGGTGCGAGTCGCCTGCGCCTAAGTTGAGGCGCACTTTCTCTGGTGCTGTCATGCTGTTCCTTTCACTCACTCAGATTCACTCAACCGACAAACTCCGCACGCCGATTCCTCGGACGTGCGGAGTGAAAGGAAAGCATCAGTTCGTATCGGCAGCCGAAGCGGTCGCCGCAGCGCCTGACTCAGAGGCCGAGTTCGGCGACTGAGCAGGATTGAACGCATCAACCACAAACACGGGCAGGTTGTAGTTGGTCGTTGCCGGAGTCTGGTAGCGGACGAACGCATAGGCGTGCTTGTTCTTGTGCACGTTCAAGCGGGTCACGCTGGCGAAGCTGGTGTTGTTGTGAACGCCAAGCACGAACTGCGAGGTGCTCGCCGTTGGATTGGTAGTGCCGACAAGACCGTTGACAGCGGTAGCGCTGGCGAAGGTTGTGGTGTCGCCGACAAGCACATCGAGCGTAGCCCACTTGACGGATGCGTTGGTCGCAGTCGCCGCTTGGTGGATGCACTTGATCTGCACGCTGTCGAAGCCTGCGATATCGAACGGGCCAGCCGAAGCTGTGGCGTTCGTCGCAACCGTCGCCGAGGGAGTCACGACGATGGATTTGCTGAGAGTTCCGAGAACCATAGATTGATCTCCTTGTGTGAGAGTTTACAGATTAGGTGGTTTCGAGTGCGACGATGTTGCCGTAAGTCGAGCCACGACCGTCACCGTGGATAGCGATCGCCGCACGAGCGGTCGCACGCCAAGTCCAAGTATCGGTATTGAAGGCGTAGTGCTCGCTCGAAGCGATCGTCAAGTCGCGACGCTCGCCGACGATCGAACCGCCAACGAAGTCGCCGATGTACACGCTCTTCGTGGTCGATGCCGAAGCGGTCGGCATGACCTGCGAGAAGTAGACCGGGTAGCCAAGGAACGACGCATCAGCGCCAGCGAGCGCCGGGCCTGCGAGATCCTTGAACTGACTCGTCGCCTTCTCAAGGCGCAGCATGACTTGGAAGTAGAACTGACGGCTGCACACCATGGCGATGCGAGACGAGTCCACATTCTCAAGCGATCCGAGCGCCTTGGTGAAGTCGGCGCTGGTGATCGCTGACCAAGCGTTGCCCGAGGCATCGACGTACGCAGCGGACGGAAGAGCGTTCTTCAATCCGATGTACCCGCCATAGGTGCTCGTGCCGTCGCCGTTGAAGTACGCCTCGTCGATCGCCTTGTCATACGCTTCACGCATCGACGCAGCGAGATCGTCGGCAACGCTCACCGCAGCGTCGTCAAGCAGCTCGTTCGAGGCCTGCATGAGGAGCTGAAGCTTGCGAGCGGCGAGCTCGACATTGTCATAGCCGTTGTTGCTCACCGTGGTGCTCTGGCCTTCGCCCGCCCAAGACATCGTGGCGATGCCGGTCTTGCGAGGCACACGGGTCAGATCACGGGCCATGCGAACCACATTCGCAACCTTGCGGGCCGTGCCGTAGGGCTCGGTGGCGTAGATCAACTGCGCAACGAACTCCTCGGGCACGAGGTAGCCGCCGAGGGTGTTGTCGAACTCGACTTGACCCTTCTTGGCGATCTCGATGTCGTTGGACTTCTGAGCATAGTTCTTGCCTCCCATGATCGAGAGGCGAGCGGTAGCGCCGAAGATCTCGGCCTGATCCGCATCGACGAAAGCCTTCTTCGGCTTCGCATCGTACATCTTCTTGCTGATGTCGGACTTCATTGTCTTCTCCTTGATGATTGCGGCAGGAACGGCTCCGGCGTTTACGAGCGCCGATGCCGCCTGTCGTGCCTGCTCACGCAGGGCTTCGTTCTCTTGTGAAAGTGTCTCGATCGACTTGGTATCGGTTTCGACCTGAGCGACGGGCTCAGGTTCGACGGGCTTCGCCGCAAGTGCAACGAGATCGAGATCGTTGCCGTCAGCGTCGGCGAGCGTGATTGATTTCGACGCAAGATATCCCTGCACGGCCGCGGCGTCGGTGTCGCTTCCCGTGTAGCCTTCCTTCTTCGCAAAGTTCAGCACTTTCGACCAGTCCATTGACAGGCCTCCTAAGTGTGCGTGTGCCACTCTTGGAGCGCTGTGCAGGATCGTGGGGCTTATCGCCGCCGTCCTCGGACTTTGCCGCAGAGACGAGAATCAGAATAACAAGCTCAGAAAATAACCACGCGCCGCATCGCCTTTACGGGCTCTGGTTGCGTCATCGGCACCATATCGCTCTGGCAATCCTGATTCATCGGCATCGCCGTGTAGCTGACTTCGAGCAGCTTCCATGCACGGATGATGCCTCGTGCATTAGGGTATGACTTGCGCTCTTCGGCAGTCGGCGCTGACGCATCAAGCACCTCGAAGCCGATACTCATGCCGATGTTGCCAGCCTCGGCCAAGCTTTGCACCTGATTGCGGTACGGGTTCTCGGGATTGTTGACGAGCGCACCACGCAGCAACCAGCCCTGCGGTGTCATCTTCATGTTGCGCATCTTGCCGACGGCCTTCATGATGTCGTACTCGTGATCGACGAACAGCGTGCGATTCTTTGAGAAGTACGAAGTGTCAGCGCCCTCGGGCAGCACGACTTCGCCTTCCATGTCCACGGTGTTGCGGGTCGCCCACGACAGGATCTCGAACGGCCCGGCTTTCGTCGGCATCGCAAGCTCTGGTGCGCCGTGTACGTTCTTGATGGCGATCTTGCCTGCCGCCTTGTATCCCTTGTCGGTCAGGTGCTTGGTCATGCGCTCGATAGCAGCGCCGATATATTCGCTGTTCATTCTGACATCTCCTCGATGTTGACACATACGCAGTTCGGGTGCACGTCGCTCGGAGCCATGATGCGCATCTTGAACGTGTAGGTCTTGCCGTCGGTTCCGACGATCGTTTCGCCCGGCATGAAGTACGGCTGACCGATGGGGATCGGATTTGTCTGACCATACTTCGCCGCAGCCGCTTGGCACAGGCCGCACGGATTGCCGCCGAGACTCCAGTACTTCTTGTCGAATCCAAGCTCCTCGGCTTGCTTCATCGAGCCATGCGCATAGGCACGCGCAGTCTCGGTGCGAGCGATCACTTCGGCTCGGTTCTCGCTGATCCTCGGAACCTCGGCGCTGACTCCTTGCTTGATCATCTGCGCCTTCTGCTCATCGGTCAGTTTCGGAGGCGGCATCGGTTCGCCTGTCGGCGATACTTCAGCCGTGATGCGCTCTTGAATCTCTGCGAGGCTTGTGCCTTCGCCCATCTCGCCCTTGATCAGCTCCTTGTCGATTGCATTGCGGAGCTGTTCTCGCATCGTGTTCGTCACGCCCTGAACGAGATCGAAGTTGTACTTGGCGATGTAGTCACGGGCCGGATTCGTTGAAAGCGGCGGGACATCACGCATTCCTGCCGCTTCGAGGCGAGCAAGTGCACCTTCGTTGAAGGATTGCTCGATGTATCGGCGTGTCACTTCCTCGATCTTCGCAGGATCAATCTGCGACTGATCGAAGTTGCCTTCAGCGTCGATCGTTTCGAGCGCATTGAGCATGAGCAATGCGATGAGCCTTTGGATATCGCGCTTCATCTCACGCTCACGCTTCTGACTTGGCGTAAGACGCTCTGGATCTTCTGGCGTTGCCTTGGTTTCGATGCACTTCGAGCACGTGCAATCCTCAGCGTCGATCGGCATCGGCTCGACCTCGACGACTTCGGGATTGATCGGGCCTTCGTCGGCGACTTGTGCGACAGGCTCCTCGGCCTTGTCGCCGTGCATGAACGGGCGCAGGCGCTCGGCGAGCAATGCAAGCTCGGCCTCGGTCAGCTCGCTCGGCGGCTTGATCTTCTCGCCGTCGATCACCTTCGACTCAGGCTGGCATCGCTTCTCGTCGCCGCACATCTTCTCTTCATCGTCGTCCATCTTCGCCGCTTCGGCGTTCGCCCATGTCCTGCCGGGATCGCCGCCCCACAAGGCCCAAGCGATGCGACCCGCTGACGGGTAGCCTTCCTCTCCGGGGCTCCAGCCTTGGCCTTGCTTATCGACCTCGTGACGTGCGAAGTAGCTCACCATGCGCATAATCGTGCTATCGCTCAGGTTCGCTCCGTTGGCGATGTCTCGGGCTCGAGCCACTCCGACAGCAGTGCCGCCTCGTCCGTACTCTTCTCGCCAAGCGAGTCCACGCTCGGCCTCTTCCCTTGCGCCTTGTGGCGGGGTTCGATCTGCCGCCTTGCCACTAGCATCAGCAGGCGTGCCGCTAGTAGGTTCGCCAGTTGGCGTTGAAACATCGGCTCCACCGTCAACAGACTTCGATCGCTCGGCGCGGATTCGCTCGATAGCGTCGAGGTATCGCTGCGCCTTCTCGCTGATCTCTTCATCGACGATCTCCTCGTCTTCGATCTCTTCTTCCTCGAGCTCGTCTTCCTCGGGCTCTTCGATCTCCTGCACGGGGATCGGTGCGCTCGGCATCATTGGCATCGGTTGCGGCTTGCCCAGTACGTTCTGCTCATCGGGCAATGGGTTCAAGCCCAACGCCTGACGGTACTCGTTCAAGTACACCGCGCCGTTCGTGAAGCCTGCCGCCATGCGATTCGTCTGCAGCTCCACATCGTCCTGCGATGGGTTGTCGTAGGCGAACCACATCGTGCCGGGCTCGATGCCGAACATCGGCAACAACCACTCGGTCAAGTCCTGCGCCACTCGCTGCTGCCGCTCGTAGATGTTGCGCTGCCAGATCGGATCGGCAGCCGATGCGCTCGCAAGGTTCGCATCGTTCAGCTTCCAGATCGCCTCGGGCACGCCCGCCGCTCGATAGATCGCACGCTCGGCTTGCTCAAGCCCTTCGAGATAGTTCATCTCGTGCGGCTTGCTTCCCGCCTCGACCACTTCGAGATCTCGAACGATCAGCGCACGACCTGCAGCAAGCGGGCCGCCTTTGCCCCTCAGCGACGATTCGAGCTGCTTCAGCTGCTGATCGTTGTAGCTTGCCGGGGCCTTGACGATCATGCCGTATTGCCCGCTGTTCTTCCAGCGCTGCACTTCCGACATGACTGCGGCGTTTTCCATGTCGGCGTATTGCTCGATACTGTTCACCCACGATACGCCGTCCCACGGTGCGAACGGATCAGGCATGTAGCGGGTGATCACGACTTGCGATGCAGGCACACGCATCGGCGTGAGATTGTCTCGCCCATACAGAAACTCTTCGATGCCGATGCCTTTCTTGACGATCGGCTTTGTGTACTGGGGGTGCAGCAGGAACAGGCCGACGGGCTTCTCGCCGCCGACCCAGATATACGCCTTGCCCGTGACTTCTCGATACCAGTACACGAGCGTCATGAAGTCGCAGTACGTCGTGCTCGGATCTGGATCATGCAACAGGCTCAGCACCGGGTGATCGGTCACCTGCTCGACATCCTCGGCGTTGTTGGCGTAAATCGCCTTCGCACCACGCACGCCGGACTTCTTGCGATACAGCTTCATCTCGCCCTTCGCCGCTTCACGAGCGACGAGCGTAGCGGCGTTGTAGACGCTGCCTGCGAGCGCTCTGCCGACTCGGGCGAAGTCCTTCGGGTTCGTCGATGCTTGCGTGTTCTGAAGCTCGTCGCCAGTCCTGATCGTCGATGCCGTGTATTCACGGTCAACCTCGGTAGGCTCACGGCGCATTGCTTTGAGCAAGTTGTCGATCAGTCCCATGTGTCTATGACTCCGAGATACGGTTGCGAGATGCCGATGCCTTCGGCGGCGCATACAGCGTACCGCATCGCATCCATACCGTGGTTGTCTCGGTCAAGCGGTCGCTCCTTCGCCTGCCCGTCTCGCCTCGATTCCCAGATATAAGCGTCGAACTCTTCACGGGTTGAAGTAGGGCGCTTCGATGCCGCAAGCCTGCGATCCGATTCGGCAAGCGCCTGCGACAAGATGTAGAGCTTCGGCTTGCCGTTGGGTTGAATCCGTAGCCGTGAGCGTACAAGGTCGCATCCTCGGTCGATGTCCTTCTCTGCCGGGCTTGTGAACACTCCGTAGCGGTGCAGCGTCTCCCGATCCTCACGGGCATGGTCGCTCACCGTTGCCACATAGTCCTCACCTCGTGATAGGTCGAGGATCTGCCGTGCATGGTCTTCGACAATGCGTCCTGACATGTACAGCTCACGATACAGATACAGCGCTTCGCCGCTGTCGCACCACCACTGGCACACGAACGGATCGACATAGCCGAAGTCGATGCTTCGGAACTTGCGCCACGACTGCCAGTTGCTCGGCATCTTGTCGATCACGTGCACCGCTGAATCGAACTCGGAATAGACGAGGCCTTCGGTGCTGCACCACTTGCCCTCGAAGAGTCGCAGGCGACGATGCCCCGTCAGCGCCTCGAGACTCGATAGGAACTGCTTGCCGTCGTGCGTCCAGTCGCCGTCAGCGTAGAAGCGAGGGTTGTCGGTGAGCCTCGTGACGATGCGCTTGAACCAACCGCTATTCGCTCGCATGTTCAGCCAGTGTCGTTCACTGCCGGGATTCGTATCACATACGAGCTGCTGGTACGGCATCCGCCCTGACCGCAACGCTCGCAGGAGCTGCTGCACCTCGTCCTCGGTAGTCTCGATCGACTCGAAGACATGTATCGTGTCGTACTCGGCCGAGTAGGTGCGCTCGGGCTTGTCGAGGCCGCCGACCACGACGATCGATCCGTTAGGATACGTGTACGCTTCTCGATTCGCCCTGCGCACCATGCCGAAAAGATGCATCGTGTCGGCGTGTACGTCGCGTTCCCAAGTGACGAGCACCGACTCTGACATCGACGCACGAGTCTTGCGGCAGATCAGATGCCTTGACTTCGGGTACTTCCAGCAGAGTGCGTTGATGCGTTCCAGCTCGTTGCGTGTCTTGCCAGTGCCCGCCGGGCCTTCGACCAAGATACGCGGGTCGCGTGCGCCCCAAAGCTCACGATGCGCACCGACAGGCTCAAACTCTTTGACGGTCTCAGTCATCTTCGATAAGCCTGTCGGCCTCTTCCTCGGTCTCACAGTTGCCGATGTGGATCATGCGATTCTGATCACCGTACCGAACATAGATCACCCACGATACGCCGATGAAGTAGACGACGTGCGTGCAGTCTCGGCTAAGGCCGATCTTCGCCCCGTCCATCGGGCCGCCCATCATCTCGAACTGCTCGTCCTTCGGATTGTGCTTGCGTGCTTCCTCGGGCTCGAATCCACGAGCGTAGAACCTTCCCTCATGCTCGA